GAAATTCTTATCATCATTTATACCTCTGAAGAAAGTCTCAGTGATAACTGGAACATTCGAAACTGTGTCTAGTGTTATAGAGTTTCCCTCTTCAAGAAGTATGTTATCTTCAAAAGAGTTAAAAGTAAGACTGGCATCGCCCTGAACCATTTCCCAGCCAAACGAGGCTCCTCCTATAGTGGCGAGCATACCGGGCATCACTATGAAAGTTCTATCTATATCAACGGTCAGTGTCTCGTTCAGAGTAACACCGTCTGTCTCGATATTGAATATAGTGAAACTGTAGAAGGCTTTAGTTGCCAAGTTGATGATGCAGATATACTGACCGTCGTTCAAAGACATCACATTTTTGTCAAAGTAAATTCTACTTCCACCAGAACTTGTTGGAGCAGATATCCTTGAAGTGTATTGCCAGATAGGAATTACACTAACAGTTTGAATGCGAGCGTCTACTATGGGTTCAAAAGCAAATCTTTCAGCCTCACCCATAGTGAAAGAAGCAGAGAGTTGAACTCGAGGTTCTTCAATCAATGAGATGCGGTTCTCTCTCCCATTTCTTGAGATTAGAATTTCAGTTTTCCAATCAAGAGTTTCCACAACTCCTGCATTTGGGATTAGCATGAAAGTCATTAGCCCATAACCTTACGAACTGTGCTTGCATTTTTCTGTATCGCACGAACGATTATCGTCTCGCCTTCTTCTCCTTTGAACGCACTTCTTACATCGTCTTCAGACATAACGACTGCTACGTTAAAGTTCGTAGAACTCATAGTCTGTTGACCGCCTCCGGTTATTGCTTTGTTCTGTGCTGTCTGTTGAGCAGGAGTAAGAATATCAACTCTCTCGTCAGGACGCTTATTGAAAAGCACTGTTTGACTGTCTGTGCTACCATTACCACTCGGCAAAATAGAACCACCAGTAGCGAACCCAAGAACAGCGCCGAGACCACCACCGCCACTGAGGCCTGTAACGGGAGCACCTATCAAAGACCCCAACAACTTGAGAAGAACTTGCTGTGTTGCCAATTTGAGAAGTTGAGCGAACAAGTCTGCGAAGAACTCTCTGATATTCAACACTCCTGTTTTGGCAAATTCTACGATAGCGTCTGCTGCACTACTAGCGGCACCTACGACGAAATCACCCAAGGCAACACCTAGTTCAGATGCAGACATAATAGCAGACGAGATAGAAGATTTGAAACCTCCGGAAAGAGTTCCAGCAGCTAGATCAGCGTTTTCTTGAAGAGTGCGGAGTTTGTCGTTATACATATCAAGCGATAAGATACCATCATCAAATGCTTGAGTAAGAGCGATAGTTCCAAGTTCTAACTGTTCTTGAGGTCCAAGAACATCTTCAAGAATACCACCGTATAGTTTCGCAATTTCTAGAGCAGCTACATTCTCAGCGACCAGAGCTTTTTCTGTGTCGGTCAGTTGGCGCTTTAGATCATTTTCAAAAGATAGGATCTCGTTGTTGATCTCTTTCTGAAGACCAAATTGTTTCTCTAATTCAATGGTCTGTTGAAGTTCAGACAACAGTTGTTCGAAAGTCTTTTTGCTGCCACCACCACCACCACCACCACCACCATCGGCAGGGGAAGCAGGACCACCGGGAGTTGCAGCTAGATCTTCTAGCACACCGGGAGGAGGTTCGTTAGCAATGTTCTGTCTCGCTCTGTCGATGACTGCTGTGATAGCAGGAGCAACAAGATTGCTGAGACCACCGAGAACGTTTTCAATTTTACCACCTTCAAAGACAGTGGTAAATCCATTAACAAAAGCATCACCAGCCGCCTGACCCTCTGTGGCCGCAGTTCCAACAAATCTCGGAAGAGTTTGTTCTCCTATCTCTGTGATAGCTCCAGTCATTCCAAAGAACTCTAATGCTTTATCAGCACCTAAGAAGCTAAGAAGTCCGTTTAGGGCTCTTATAACGATGTTGATAGCCTTGATCGCACCATTTGCGAATGCTTCAAATCCTGCTATCAAAGCATTTGCGATGCCCATAGCAACAGCAGCCGCAGAACCTGGAAGAGATTGAAAAGCAGCGATTATTCCTACGACTACGCCGACAACTACTCTTGGCAAGAAAGTTATAGCATCGATCATTCCTGTAACAGCTTGAAAGAACGCTTGAGCAATTATTTTCGCACCTGCGACAATAAAATCATAAGCTGCTCCTGCTGCATCTTTAATCATATTCCATATAGGGCCAGCAAAAGGAGCTATAGCTTCACCCATGATTTGAAAAGCAGCGACTGTGAAATCTTTCAAGCTGACTATTCCGTCAGATGTCACTTTCACACTATCTGCAAATAGAAAGAACAGAGATGTCACAGCGATCACTCCTGCGATCACTGCTCCTATTGGGTTCGCCAGCATAACAACAGAAAGAGCTGCGAACGCTCCTGTCAAAATACGAACAACACCAGTAAGAAAGGGAAACGTCCTAGCAAGTCTTGCCATAAATCCTTCAGAAGTGGCACTGGCGGCAGCTAGACGAGCAGTAGAAGAAGCTTGAGCGTTTTGAGCAGCAGTGACGGAAGCACTTAATGCGACAGTTCTACCAGCGATAATGTTGTTTGCGCTTTCAGCAGCAGAAAGACGAATAGTAGCAGCAGTGAGACGATCACGAGCAGCTTGAAGCCCAATGAACAGACCAGTCTGTGCAGATCTAGCTCGTCCATTTTGAAAAGCAGCGACAGACTCTGCATATTCTGCTTGAGCGTTACGAAGAGTAGCTGCAACACCAACAGATCGAACTTGTATATTCAGCAATCTGGCTTTCGTGTCTGCAAGAGTTGCTGTTGTAGCTGCAACTGAACTAGTCGACGAAGCCACCTGGATAGCTGAAAATCGAGCTAAAGCTACACCTGATTTGGTAATGGCTGCGATATATCCAGAGATTATTGAGATTACTTTGGCACCGAAAGCAGTCAGCAAAGCGATGCCGATAAGAGCCAAAACTTTTGCAATAGGTTCAAGAGCAAACGAAACTTTGATAATGGCAGTCGCCAATTTTCCACTGATATTGACTGCATCATCTATCGCGTCAACTAGAGATAGCAAGTTGTTTCTGGCGACAGCAAATGCTTGATCAAAAGTAGGATTGGTTTTAGCGAACAAAGCATCGATACCACCCTGAGCAGCTTGGATAGCTTTGAAAACGATATCGGCTGTCAGCTTTCCTTCGGTTCCGAGTTTACGCAATGTACCTCGAGTGACATTACCGAATTGTTGAGTGGTATTCAAGTAGTCGACGATTTGGTCTGCAACTACGGGCAACTGCTCAAGAACAGAACGAAGTTCGTCACCAGACAGTCGGTCAGAAGCAAGACCCTGCCCAAGCTGGATGAGAGCAGCATTTGCTTCTCGTGCTGATGCACCAGATACGACAGCGGCTTTCTGTAGAGTCTCAGTGACGTTAATCACATCTTGCTGACTGACACCTAGATTTCTAGCTGCAAGCGCAACACGACTATAGACATCAGCCGTTGCCTCAACAGAAGAACGAGATCTATTCGCTGATAAGAACAAAGAGTCTTGGACTGCTTCCAAGTTTGCCGTGCTGTTGCTTGTGATCTGGAGACGGTTCTCCATATTTGTGAGAGCATTAGTCAAATTTGCGAGACCAGTAAGAAGACCAGCACCACCGATAACGAACAAAGATCTTTGCATCAAAAAGATGCCGCGAGTCGCTCTGTTTGCAGCGAAGCCTATGTTATCAATTCGTTTCTTGACAGCAAGAGCCCCTCTGTCAATTATTCGAATAGTGAGGGTTTCTGTCGCCATTATTAATCTTCCCCATTTCTATCGAAAATCTTAAAACCTCTGATAGAAGCTTGAGCCTCCAACAAAGATGCTTCAAAACCACCGCTAGTCATGGCTTTGTCAAGATATGCTATATTATTAGAAACGAAGATAGCAGTTTTTAGTCCGACACCAGAAACACCTTTTACGGAATTGATACGAGCTGTTCCAGCGGCGATAGCAGCGAAAGCGTTGGCAGTTTCTCCCATACCCTGACCATTGGCTTTACTCCCTTTACGATAGGGAGAATAAGGTTCTATTTCAGCAGAGGTAGGAGCTCCAATACCGACACGCCAATTTGAACGAGCTCTTCCAGTGTCTGCTTTTGTGGCTAAGACAAGAGAAGTCAAAGCAGACTTGGCAGCACGACGAGTGGCTTCAGAACCTGAATTGACGACCTGACGACCGCGCTTTCTGATGTTACGAGAGAACTGCACTATGTCGTTCATTTGCTTTTCTTTTTCTGATGTTCCAAAAAAGTAACGTCCATGGCTACGATGTGAACGTGCATCGCTTCTATTTGATCTTCTTCAAGTTCCTTTGATATAGAGTAGTCTTGTATAACTTGCCAACTTATAGGACCTAGACCCATTCCCACACTTCGTGATGAGGTTAAGTCCAGAAAGCCTATATAGTATAGCTCAAGCCCCGGCATAATACTAGGGGCATTTTCTATGCGATCAGGTATGGGCAAGCTGTTCTTCACAGCTTGCTCAATTATTACTTGTTCAACGCCGCCACTTTGGAGCTGATACTCCAGGACGGACGTTAGTTTTTTGTGTCTGTCTCTTGTTCCAGCTTGCGGAAGTTTGCGGTGGATTGCGCCTGTTCCTGAACGTCGAGAAAAAGGTTCGGCAAGGCTCCAAAAGTCTTGATGACTTCTTCTTCATTGAAGGGAAGAAGTTCCCCTTCTGGGCCATCGATACCGACTTTCCATTCACCATCAACTTTGACCTGCCAGTTCAAGATAATCGATTTAGCATAGACCTCTGACATGATAACCATGGAACGTTCGTTGGAAACCGCACCAGCCTGCATAGCACGACGAATCGGCTTGAGAGCACGTTCAGCAATGCGAATATATTTCTTGTTGCCTTGACCGGCAGATGCGATAAGAATACGGAAATCGCCGTAGTCGAGCCAGATACCTCCAGTCTCAAGATTTTCATCTGTCTGAAAGATATCATACATGGAAGCCATAATCTATATTCCCTGATGTTTGGCCCCCTCGTTATGAGGGGGCCGTTTGTTACGCCGCGTTTGGCAGATAGTTGAAGTAAGTGATGCAGAGCGTGTGATCGAGATTGACGCTGACATCTTCGCCGGAGGCTGCTTCGTTGCTGAGAGGCAGAGTGATCGGCTGATCGATTTCGACACTGAGACGTCCATCGCCCAAAGAGATGAGAGGAACATCGTAAATGATGCCGGTGTTGTCCTTGATGAAGCTGATATCAAGAGTCACGTCGGCATTGTTGCGAACTGCTTGGATAGCTGTCACGTTGGAGAAGTAGGCAGTAACAGAACCAGAGACCTGGAACGTACCAGCAGTGACATCGAAAGCACCAAGAACGCCGACAGCTTTGTTCGGGCTGACATTGTTGTTGACAATAAGACTGGCTTCCGTGACATAAGCAAACAGAGCAGCAGGAGCTTCATCGGTCTGTGACACGGTCGACAACCGGATACGACCAACGTCACTTGACGTATTGTATTCAGCAGCAGTTCGGAAGATTTGAACACTGCTCTGCTTGGCACCAGTCGGCCCGGTTCGCTGAACATTGTCAGTTGCGACGAAAGTGATATCGACACTGGCAAGATCAGCCTGAGGAATGTTCAGAGTGAACTCATTGGGCACAGCACCGATCAGAACTTCTGATTGAATTTCAGTTGGTTCTGAACTGTCAGGAGCGCCGAGCAATCGCTCGATGTTGTAAGAGCGACGAACGATATCGGCGGCGTCTTCGTTCTTCAGAACGTCGCCATAGTAGATACGAACGGTCTGACCAGAAGAGAGACTTTCCGCTGTCATCGCCAGGAACGACTTGTCCAGAGTGATTGCAGTAGCTGAAACAGCACGAACCCTCTTGAAACCATTGTTCGCAGCACTGACAAAACTCTGCGCTGTCAGATCACCACCGATGTAGATCCACTGACCCGGAATTAGGCCCAAAGTAGTGAAGTTGAAAGATCCGTCAGAAGTGATCGTTGGGAGGTCACCAGAAACAACGATGTTGAGATCATCACCAGCAAACTGGTGACCGATCACAACGATATCAGCACCAGTGGGAGGAGAAGCTTCCACGACAAGAGCAGAGTCTGCAACTTCGACGCTGGTATCTGTCGTGATAGCAGTCACTACATTGACACCGTTGTTCGCCGAATTCAAGAAGCCGCGACCTTTGACCAAATTGCCGACGATAAAGCCAGCAGTCAAGGCGACTTCATATTCGTCTGGGTTTGATGTGTCGACATCAACCGCCGTGACAAGCTCTTGACCTTTCGTCCGGATGGTAGCGAACATGACACCCTGCATGAGTCTCGTCAGGTTTTCAAACGTCAGGTTGTGATTGAAACCACCGCTTGCGTTCAAATCGGTCGTCTGACCTTTTCGACGTTGTCTGGACGGATTGATCGGGTTGGGAGCAACCGTGACGATCTCACCACCGAAGTCGCTGTAGCTGTTTGGGTTGAGACGATACCAGACCGGAGTTCCAGCATTTCCGTTTTCTCCGGGGAGACTGCCAAGAACCGCTTCCTCTGCAAAGGCGAGGCCGGTGATATTGGAGTCAATTTTGTTGACTTGTGCCATGATGGCCTCCTACTTTGTTTCGGTGTATTCGAAATCAATGACAACGTCTAAGGCGAAATTACTTCCGTCTCGACCTCGCTCATTAACTCGAACGTTACGGAACCACACTCCATTTGGTGAGGAAACGCCTTCATATGCGTCGGCCACCACCTTAGCTAACGCATAAGGTTCTGACAACCCTGAAGCTGTTGGAACGTGGATCATAACCATTATGATCCCTAGACGAAGGAACATTCTATTTCCAACGCCACCTAGACTATCTTGCTGTCCAGACGCATGACGGACAACGACACTCGCCCACGGCGAATTATCAGTTTCTTTCTGCTTACGAGTATTATCCCAGTCCATTTGATGACCGGTCGGTGTCCACGCCACATTAAGCAACGTGAGAATATCATCAACAGCCTGAGCATAGGTCAAACTCATGAACGAACTCCAATGAAGCCTAGCAAAGTGATATTTGCTGGTTTCAACGACTGAGTAGCCATGATACCGTAGTCTTGACCATCGCGGACAAAAGTGTATTGCTTGAGATCGCTCTCACCAGCAAACACAACATAGACTAGTTCTGACACAGAGAGAAGACCGTCTAGCTTACCAGCTTCACCCAAGGCAGAAAGCCCAAAGACACGAACTGAGTTCGGTAGGAGTTGGACAGCTGGAACTACGAGGATATCTTCATCAGCTGTCTTATCGTTCCACGGACGAGTGGTATCAACAGGAGTTTCACTTGGGCGAACCAAAGTGACAGTCCGACCAGCTTCCGTCACTAGACGCTGTGCCGTAATTGCGAGGGCTGCATAATTGATAGCCATCAGCGAGTGACCCCACCCTGCCCGCCGATAATAAACTCTTTGACCAGATTTTCAACGATAGGAAACTTCTTGAACAAAGACTGCCCAGATCCACCGACATACTCTCGTTCTTGCTCGATAGGACCAACCTTGTCAAATGTCTTGGTCACTTGCATACCAGTCGAGTCAATGACTGGATCAGCCATCAAAGAACCAGTCTGAGCACGATAGGCAAGTTCAGCGATTGCTTTCTTTATTTTGAGTGGAACTCCTGTTACAGGAATTCCAGTCGAGCTGTAAAGATACAGACGAGGAAAAGACAAGTTCTGCTCGGCTACGTTTAGACCATTGTAAAGATTGTCGAAATCGAAGTTAACTGTCGCTGAAGAGCAAACAGCGCTCTCGTTACCAAGTTCTCCAACCAATCTTGATGTGATGCGAATTGAACTTTCGCTGAAACTGTCAACTGACACATCGGCATTGATGAGAGTACCAGTCGCATATTCAAGGTCGTTCGTGCCAGTAAGGTTGATTGCAGAGATGACGTTGGAAACTGTCGCAGCCAGACTGACACCGATGGTGATATCATAGGCTGTGGATACCGTAGTCGTGAAACGATAGGTTATGGCGCCGATGGTGAAGGTATCGAGATTGGAAGGCTGAGCCAACAAATTGAGAAAATTGTAAGCGGAGACGACTATGTTGGTGATAGCCTTCTTACCTTGAAATCGATTTCCCCAACGATTTTCCAAGTAATCAGTAGCTTCAATAATCCACTCTTTCTGAGAGGCGACAGTCGCAACATCCCAAGAGACAGCCAGCCCACGAACGCGAAGATACTGCTGAACGAACCCAAGACCAGCAAGAGCATTCGCGTTGTAATTACCACTTCCGTTTTCAACGAGAAAGTTCATGATAATCCTACACTAAGGTTGAAGCGACGCTGGGAATGTCACCGGCTGGGATTGGGAAAGTCGGAACTGTGTGGGCACCCTGAAAACGAGCTGTTCCAACAGTGTGGCGAATACCTCTCAAGTAGAGATCGTTGCCACTTCGGGATGAGCCGTTTGCCAAGATCTCATATCCAAAAGTCAAGAACTGAGCATTGGTCGGACTGAAAGTCACAGCAGAACTTGTGAAAGTTCCTTCTGACACACCATCTACATATAGGGTGTAGTCA